CTTAGAAGAGGTGCAGGAATGTTTGAAAGTGCTGCTGACTATTTTCCAGAATCAGCAGCGTTAATTAGAGAATCTGTTCCTTACTATAACGAAGCAGTAAGTGGTTATAGAGACGCAGCCAATTTAGCAAGAAGTGGATTACAGCCAACTGAAAGAGGAATTTTTGAAGCAATTAATATGCTTAACGCTGGACTTGGTTCTTTTGATCAAAGAGCAGCTAACTTTTATATGAATCCATATGTAGATGCAGTTGTTCAAGATCAATTAAATGAAGTTGATAAATATTATGATCAACAAATAACAAATTTAGGAACAAAATTAGCTGGTTCTGGGCTTAGAGGTTCTGCAAGAGGTGGTTTGTTAGAATTAGAACTTGCTAAAGAAAAAGAAAAAAGAAGAAATGAATTATTAAACAGAGGTTTAGCTTCTGCTTATAATCAAGCACAACAACAATTTAATCTAGAACAAGGAGCTCTTCGAGCTGCTGCACCAGTTATGGCTAATTTAGGACAGGGTTTTGGAGCTGCTAGAAGTGGTCTTGCTGGATTATTAAATAATTTATCATCTAATGTTGGAAATGTTGGCGGTAACTTTTTAAGAACAGGAACAGCATTAATGGGAGTGCCAAGTGGCATTCAAAGTCTTGGTGGTGCAATGGTAAATCTTGGTGGTGCAGAGCAAGCGTTTAGAGGAAATGATATTGCAAATTTAACAAGCGCAGGTAGAACAGCTAGAGGTTATGAACAGGCTGTATTAGATACTCAAAGACAAAATGCTTTTGCGTTAGCTATGGAGCCTTATAATAGATTAAGTTATCTATCTGAGTTTGCTAGTCCAAATTACATGGGATCTGGTCAGGTAATGAGAATACAACAAGATCAAGCTGCAATGCCAAGTCCTTTTCAAGCAACTTTAACT